TCCCGGTCAAATCCAGCTGGATTTTGAAGTGGTACGGCCTGCCGCCGTACTCGAACCACTCCCGGACGGTACTCCGCGGATAAATCGCGGAGATGGCCGTCTCCACGGCGGCCTTTGTCCCCAGCAGCTTGTGGACCCGCCAGCTGTCCTTGAGCGTCCGCCGCTTTTCCTCCAGGGTGTAGTCCGCGTCCCACCAGTCCACCTTGAAGTCGTAGGCCAGGATATCCAGCAGATCTTCATCCAGCCGGTCAATGGCGGGATAGATCCGCAGCCGCTCGATCTCCTCCGGACGCCGGGCAAGCAGCCGCGCGGCCACCTCCGCAAGGGCGGCGGCGGATGGATCCCTCTGCAAAGCAACAGGAAACGCCGCCAGCATGTTCTCCGCAGTCAGGCCGTGGCTAGCAGCTGGGGCCCCGTTCCTATTCATCCTCGTAGCCTCCATTCTGGATCTGGATGCTGTTGAGTTTAGCCAGCTGGGGAATCATCTCCGCGCTGTCATAGCTGCCATCCGCCCGCAGCGCCGGATTGCCATCCCGAAGGCTGGCGAAGGCCGGAGCCGCCAGCTCCACCCGTTTGACGCCGGTCCGCATCAGCAGGCCGTGCAGGTACGACGGGTTGATATCCCGGCCCAGCTTTGCGCTCTGCCAGGCGGTGTACGTATCCACCGCCACCTGCACTGCCGCCGCAATCTCCGCGCCGCTCCTGGCGCTCCGCTGGGGGATGTAGTAGGTGAGCCGAATATCGTAGGGAACGATCTCCGCGTCCTCCACGTACACAAGATCCGTCAAAGGCCGCACCTCGTCCGCGCTGCAGGCGGCCAGAACCTTCTCCTTGACTTCCTCCGTGGCCAGCGTGCCGTCCTTCATCAGAACGTACAGCTTGACAACGCCAGGGGTAGGGGAATTGGCAGCCACGTCTGCAATCTCCGTGCTGACCTGTTTGGCCCAGTAGATGTACCCGCCCCGCGCTCCGGCACAGCTGTAGGCGTCCATAGAAGCTCTCATAAGTTCGTAATACTCCTCATCTATCGGCACATCGGAGCCTCCGTCTGAAGCCGTGATATTTCCGCACGCCGAATAATACTCGTACACATCCACGAGCTTACTGATCTGACCGGCCGCGTAGCCGTTTCCCACAATTCCCGGCGCCCGGCAGCGCACTTCCGCCTCCACGAAGGTCTCCCCGGCGGGGATGTAGTGGTCCGCCAGCGTCTCCCACACCAGCGTCCCGCTGGTATCGGTCACGCGGGTGCCGGCAGGGATCAACGTGGCCTGCTCCCGTGGGATGGAGATCTCGAACCGCATTTTGCAGGACGCCGGTTTCGCTCCGGGGCGGGCCCTGCTGTAGGTCAGCTCCGCCAGCGCGTCCAGGTTCTCCCCGTCCGCACGGCTGGGAATGTTCTGATTGCCGGTCCAGTTGTTCAGCGTTCGCTCCTGAAGGATGATGTGGGCCACCCAGCGGATGAACTGCATCTCCGGACTGGCGGGCCGGACAGTGCTCCCGACAATCAGCTCGTAGCCCTGTATCAGATCGGAAGTGACCTCATTGGTATCTGTGGATACAAACTGATATGCGGGATTCCTGGTAATCTCTTTATTCTCCAATGATCTCTACCTCCACAGTGGGCCACAGCGTCCCCGGTTGGGTTATTCTTTCCTCAAAGGTAAGGCTGACAAACCGTGCCCGAGGCTCCCACCTCTCGATGGCCTCCCGGACCTCCGCAATCATCATCATTTTTGCCGCCGGCATGGGCTTGTCCAGAAACACCGAGGACAGCCCGAAGTCCCGGTACAGCGGTACGCTGCCCTTGGGCGTCGACAGGATGACCGCGATGTTCTGCAGCACGGAAGATACCAAATCCGGGTCATTGAACCGGATATTGGCCAGATCTGCCGCGTTCACTTTGTAGCTCACCTGTCAGCCCTCCCTAAAAGTCCTTGCTGAGATATTCCAGCAGCGAAACAGACACGAACGTGCAGTATTGATTTCCGTGCACATCAAAATACTTTGCTTTGATTTTGAGATCCTTGATCACCCACCGGTACTTCCCATAGGCGTGTTCCCCCAGCAGCAGCTGGAGCGCCGTCCCCTCCCGCATGTACTTCCACAGCTTCACGGCTTCTCCCATGGGGTCTACGCCGACCTCCGCAAAAAAAGTGATATCGAAGGTGAATTTGTCCGGGTCCATGCCCGTAAATTCAACAAGGGCGTGGGTGTTGTGCCGCTGGTGGGTCGCATAGCGGGAAGAGCCGGACCAGACGACATTGTCCGGGGTCTCCAGCTTCGAGTCCGATGTCTCAAACACAATTCCCTCCTCAGCAGAGGTCCCCAGGTATCCGATTTTTGCCATGTCGTCACCACCTTATTTCCACCGTTTGATCCCCCCTACGATGAACCCGTCGGCATCCAGCACCGGCAGGTAGACCGTCAGTACCTCGTCGCCGATCTTGGGCATCCAGGGCTTGCGGATGATCTTGTGCTTGTGGGGTACATACCTCGTCTCCCCGGCCTGGGGTACCTGGTCCTCGGTCTCAAACTCCGTCCACTGGGGATCGTCGTACTCATAATCCGGGGTAACATCCTGGTTGATCAGTACCGGCAGCCAATCGGAGGAGAAGCCCAGATCCGGGAACCAGACACGCGCCAGCCGCTTGTCCATGTCGCGGTCCGTAACTGTGCCCAATCGGACCAGCCCGGAGAGGATTTTTTCAAATTCATGCATTAATAGCCCTCCAATACGCGCCGGACGGTGATGAGCGTGGTATACCCGCTGGAGCTGTCCACCGTATGCTTTGCCTGTTTGATGATGTACTTGCCGTCCCAGCCGCCCCAGTCCTCCAGCGTGACCGTCACCCCGGCTGCCAGCGCGGGATTGCCGGGGAATGTGAAGGAGGCCGTCCGGGTGAACTTGTTGTGCAGCCGCAGCCGCTTCTCTGCCAGGGCTTTTGCCTCGCCCGCGTCGGCTACCCGCGCAGTGACCTCCAGGCACTGTCCGCTCTTGGCATCCTCGCCGCCGGCGGTGTAGGTGCCCTCGATACACTTTCCGCTTCCGGGGTCCGTGTAGCTGACCCGGCAGGAGCCGTACTGCGTCCCGGCCGCCCCTACATCCAGATTGTACTTGATGTACTTCCCTGCCTTGCCGCGCTTGATGGTAAGAACAGCCCCCTTGCCCTCGTAATCCTTCTGGTCGAACAGTACCAGCATGCCATCCGTGATCTTGAGGGAGATCCCGGCGTTGTGACAAAGAGTAGAAAGAAAGTCGATATCGCTGGTTCTGACCTGCTCCACACGCTTGTACTGCGGGTCATTGGACGCTTCATACATGCAGGAGAGTCCGGCATTGCCCGCAGCCTCGCCCGCAATACCGGAAAGACTGTAATTCTCCCAGGCTTTGGATTTCTTGGTCTGTCGGATGGGTGCGCTGAAGGGCAGTGCCGTCCCCTTGATTGTGACCACCGACGGGGGTCCGGAGGGCTTCACCCCGTCCAGTTCAAAATCCCCGGTTGGGAGCCCGGCATCGTTTCCCCAGCCCTCCGGCTTGATAACGGCGCTGAATGTCAGCTTGGCCGCAGCCGCCGCCTGGATGATCTCCTCCAGCCAGCTTTGCAGCCAGACGGTCTCCCGGTCCTGAATTTTGATCTGGAGGTCATCCGCCGCGTCCTCCTCGTTGTCCGTATAGGTCACGCTCAGCAGATAGGGCTTGATATCCTTCGTAATGTCCACGCCGTCAAAGGTGATCTCCACCGATGTACGGCGGGCTTGATTGTCCTTATTCATGTGCGCCCCCGTTTCCACGGCGGCAGGGTGTCGCTGATCTTACGCTCCGGCTCAGGCAGCGTCAGCACGATCCCCGCCGGGAAGGTGTAATACGTCCGGTACTGGCGGTTCAGGTTCATCAGCCGGTCCGTGTAGGCCGTATCGCCCAGCTGGGTATAGGCGATGCTGTCCCACATATCCCCCTGGACCGTCGTATAGGTTTTCATACATAAGCCCCCCTCAGCGCGTCGGACTGGATATTCGCCATGGCGTCCGCCACGGCCTCCTGGATCTCACCCCGCCGCACGTAGTCCTCCAGGGCCTGCACCGTCTCCGGAGGGGCGTTCCCCTCCAGGTGGATATGGACCTCTGCCGTGAGGGAAGCGCCGCTGTAGGCGGGGACCGCTTCCATGGCGGGAACCGCGTTGTCCGAGGCCGCCGCGTACGCGGCCGCTTCGTTGCCATAGGCTGTCAGAACAGCAAATTCCCGCGAAACTTCAGCCGGCAGGACGGTCTCCCCGCCGTGCATGTGGATCAGCTCCGGGCCTTCCTCGCCTACCCAGGCCCAGCCGGGCGGTGCGTTGGATGTGCCGGAGGCGTAGGCGTTGAAGTTGGAATCGTTGGACTTCAGCCCGGAGGTGCTGCGGGCGGGGGTGAGCTCCAGCCCCAGCGCGTTGGCCGCCGCCTCTCCCAGCATGGCGTAAGCGTCGCGGACTACCGGCAGCATGTTCTCCGCCTCGTCGATGAACGCCTGGATGGTGCTGCGGGCGCTGTCCTCGGCAAGATCGCTCCTGTCCATGTCCCTGACCACATCCTCGAAGTCGGTTTTCAGCTGGTCCATTTGCTCGTTCAGCCCCGATGCCCACTCCGCCACATTACCGGCGGCTTCGGTTTGGCTCTCGCCGATCTCACCCAGCGTATTTGCGAGATCGGTCAGCGCCTGGGTGTTCCCCTTGTTGATCTCCTTGGCCATGCTGGCCGCCAATCCGGCCGCCTCAGGCGTCCCGCTCCTGACGTACTCCATCAGCGCGTTATAATTTTCCTGGGTCACGCCCAGGTCCTCAGCGGATATTTCCTTTAGTTCCGCGATATTCCCGGCATATCCCTGCCAGTAGGAAAGCTGTGTGTCCAGTGCCCTTTGCGCGGCCTCCACGGTGGCATCCGCGCTGGCTTTCGCTTCATCGAATAATCCGAACTGTCCGGAAAAACTCTCCACAGCTGCGTCGTAGGCTTCGTAATACACCTGGGTGAGGGACGCTATTTGGCCGGTAACCCCCTCCATGACGCCCTGGAATTCGGTCTCTGCCGCCGTCATGTCCTCCTGCCCGTCCGTATAGAGGCCCATGGACTCAAGCAGGCTTTTGACAGCTTCTTCCTTCAGGCGTATTTCTTCCTGAGCGGCCGCAGCGGCTTCCTCGCCATCTTTGACGGCCAGCGTGTATGTTTCCTCAGCTCTCTTGGCCTGCCAAATCTCAGATTCCACATCGCCGAGGGACATCTCCAGCTGGTCGTACTCATATTGCAGTGCCCGGACCTTTTCCGGATCGTCCGCCGCATCGATCTGGGCCAGGATGCCGTTCATCCGCGACAGGGTGTCCGCGCGTTTTTTCTCCGCCGCCTCAAGAGCCGCCTGGGCGCGGGTCAGTTCGATGCTATTTTTCTCCGCTTCGATGAGCACAT